AGTTCGCCGCGCGCCGCGAGTTCGACGCGCTGCTGGCACGGCAGCGCCGCATCGGTGCGGAGCGTTCCTGATGGCTGACGACCTGAACACCGACAAGGCGCGGCTGGTCTGCGTGCCGTTGAAGATCACCGTCGTGCTGGAGTGGTGGCCGTCGGACGTGACCCGCACCCTGTCGTCGCGCAACGTCTCCGAGTTGGAGCGTGCCGACAAGCGGGCGCTGGCGGTGCCGACGTCGCTGACGACGGACTCGTACACGCTCGGCTACACGATGCGCACGACCGACCACCGCCGCGCCAACGCTGGCGGCATCGACGTCACGCAGCATCTGCGCGACCTGGAGACGCTGTCGAAGTCGAAGTACCCGGTGCAGTTGATGCTCGGCCGTAACGCCGAGGGAATGTTCCGGTTGGAGGCGCCGTCGGTGACGATCCTCGAATTCGCCGACAACGGCAGGCCGTCCGTGGTCGACGTGCAGTTGACGCTGCTGCGCGCCAGCGACGCACAGGTCAACGTCGGGCTGATCAAGCGTGTGAAGGGCCGCGGCAAGGGCTTCGCCAAGAAGAAGGGCTGAACCTGTGGCGATCAAAGGCACCGCGACCGGCATGGCCCGCAACGTCGACCGCGTGCAGTTGGCGTCGGGGTTGTACCTGGCCGACATCACCGACGCTGTCGGTGTGACGTCGTGGGACTTCCGCGTCGGCGCGGTCGCCGAGTTCACGTTCCCGGCGGTGGACCGTGGTCGCGAGTTGTCGCGGCGCGGTCTGCTGCGCGAGGGCGTGACGCTGAAGTGGGATGGCGAGAACTGGCAGATCGCCGTGGTCGAGCGCGACTACAAGGGCGACGACATTTGGCTGAACTTCACCGCCCGATCCCGGTTGGCCCGCCGCCTACGCAACATGGGCGGCGACGGCAAAGCGGTGAAGAAGGAGACCCCACAGTCGTTCATCGGCCGTGCCGTGAAGAAGGCCGGCGGCGCCGCGCTGGTGGAGCCTGGCGCGGGTCGTGTGCAGATCGTGCAGAAGCGCGGCGAGTCCGTCCTCGACGTGATCGGCAACATCGCCAGCGACACCGGCGTGGAGTGGGTCGAGCACGGCAACACGTTCTATGTCGGGACGCCGTGGTGGGCGTTCAAGGAAGATCTCGGGCTGCCGACATGGGCAGCGCGTGCCGACGGCACCGTCACCGACATCGGCAGCAATGTGCTGTCGGTGCTGACGTTGTCGACCCGCTCGTCGCTGGATGACCGCAGGAACGCCGCGGAGGCGCAGTTGACGGTGGAGGCGGCGACGGGCGCGAAGGTGCGTCCGTGGCACAAGGTCAACCTGTCGCGTGCCGCCGACGCCGACGACGGTCTGTGGCTGGTGTCGGACGTGACGTTCGACGAGGTGTCCGGCTCGGCTGACCTGTCGCTGGTGCGGCCGTTGAAGTCGTCGCCGAAGAAGGGGTCGACGCCGTCGTCCGATTCGTCGCAACTGGGCAGCGATGGCACGTCGGCGACGATCGCGGACCTTGACGACATCGACGGTTGGATCAAGGGCTACGACAAGGTCTGGCCGCGGTGTTCACGCACCCCGAAGCAGGCAGTGGCGTGGGCGCTGGTCAAGGCCGCCCCACCCAACAACACTTGGGGTCAGCGGCTGTGCCTCAACTTCGTGTCGCAGGCGTTTGGCAAGAACAACCTCGGCGGCGGTCAGGCGTCCTTCGTGTGGGACAAGGCCCCGGCGTCGGCGATCAAGTCGCCCGGTGACACGTCCCCGCCTGCGGGTGCGCTCGTTGTGTGGGGCGTCGGTGCAGGCCAGGGCGCCGGCCACATCGGTATCAGTATCGGCGGCGGCAAGATGGTCAACGCTTCGGGCGGCCGGGTGTTCATCGCGAGCATCGCCGGGTTCACCAGCGACTACAAAGGCGCGATGACTCCGAGTTTCTGGACGGGTGGATGATGTTCCGCGGCAAGGTCACCAACGTCACCAGCGCCGGCGTGTTCGTGCAGACCGCCGACTACGGCACGGTCGGCCCGTGCCAGGCGGTCAACGCCCCGTACACCGCAGGCGACATGGTGCTGTGCGTGAACGTCGGCGACGACACCTCACCGGATCTGGTTGTGATCGGCACGGTGTCTGCGACGGGGTCTGCGTCCCTGGCTGTGTCTGCGCCGGCTGGCGCTGATGCTGGTCTACAGTTTCGGACGGGGCTACTTCGGCGCTGGGATGTGAACCGCGCGTGGGACGCTGAATCCGGCAGCAATGCCGGGTCGACGTTCAACATCAACCGTTACAACGACGCCGGTGGATGGCTGTCGACGAGTGTTTCTATTGACCGCGCGACGGGCAGGGTGACATTCGGGGATGTCACCACCAGCTCGGGCATCGAGTTAGGCTCCGGTGGTCCGAGGATCACGATCGGCACCGGCGCGCCGAGCCACAGCGCACCCAACGGCAGCGTCTACCTGCGCACCGACGGCACCGCAGCCACCACCCTGTACATCCGCGCCGGCGGCGCCTGGACTGCGCTGTCGTGATCCGGGCGGTCGCCTACGGTGTCCTCGCCTACGTGTTCTCGATCCTAGTTCACTCCTGCGTTCTACTGGCTCGCCGACCTGGCGCGGCCGTTGCCGCTGACTCTCGGAGGTCACTGATGCGCGTGTTCTCCCACCCTTTGCGGATCGATAACGACGGTGCGGTCGCCACGGTCGAGCAGGGCAGTGTCGTGCAGGCGCAGCAGTTGGCTATCGGCATCGTGTCGACGTTCCTCGGTGAGCGGCCGTTGGCGCCGGACTTCGGGATCTTCGACCCGGTGGCGGTGGGGTTGTCGTCGGCGGAGGTGGTCGCGGCTATCGACTTGTGTGAACCGGATCTGACGGTGACCGGCGTGGAGATCGCCGACACCGAGGATCTGCGGCAGGCCGTCACGGTGACGGTGGCGTGGGACGACGACGGAGAGGACGCCTGATGGCTTTCGATGTGAGCGCGGTCGGCGCACCGCTCGACGAGCGTTACCCGTCGGAGATCGCTACGGCGTCGGTGGAGGCGTTGCAGGCGCTGCTGCCGAACTGGATTCCGCGCAACGCCAGCCCCGAGCTCGTGTACCTGGAAGCGGTGGCGCTCGCCGTCGCCGAGGTCACCAACGCCGCGAACGCCACGATCGCCGCCGTCGAGGAGGACATCCTCGCCAACTTCTATCAGGTGCCGCGCCGACCGGGCAGCGCCGCGACGGGCCAGATCACGGTCACGTTCGACAGTAGCGTGACGACCACGATTCCCGCCGGCACCGGCTTCCTGCTGTCCGACTACGGCGTGGAGGTCGCCACCACCGCCGACGTGAACGTCACCGCGTCGACCACGGCGGTGCTGGCGGTGTCGACAACCGAGGCTACGACTCTGGTCAACGGCGTCGGCGCCGGTGCCGGCGTGGACGTCCTCGACGTCATCCCCAACATCCTGTCCGTCGCCATCACCGGGGACTTCTCCGGCGGCGCCGACCCCGAGGACGATGTCGCCTATACCGCCCGTGCGCGTAACCGGTTGGCGCGGGTCACCAACTCACTCGTCGTCCCCGACCACTTCACCGCCTACGTGCTGGAGGACGGCCGCGCCGTCAACGCCTACACCATCTCCGCGTGGGATGGCGTATCGACAGGCACCATCGGCACCGACGCCGGCGACGTCACCGTCGTCACCTACGGCCGCGGCGGCACCCTGTCGGCAGGCGACAAGACCGACCTCGCCGCAGCGATGCAGGCGATCACCTACGTCGGCGCCACCGTACATGTGGTCGACGCCGCCGTCACCACTGTCAACGTCACCACGACGATCGCCCCGGCACCGGGCTACAGCAACGCCGAGGCGCAGGCGGCAGCCGAAGACGCGATCCGCGGGTTCCTCAACCCCGAGACGTGGACGGTCGGCGACGACGTCCTGGTCGGCGCGTTGCAGGCCGCGATCACCGACACCCCGGCGGTCGACTACATCGTGAGCATGTCGGCGCCGTCGGGCACCACCACGATCGCCGCGAACGCCGTCGCCAAGTACGGCACGCTGACGGTGAGCGTCTGATGCCGGTCATCGTTCCCGAGCCGACAGCGACGCCGACAACGGTCGTGTCGCCGCTCGGCGACGTCATCTGGGACTACCTGCCCGAGTACGTCAAAGAGGCCGACGACGGCACGCTGCGGGCGCTGGTGGACGCCCTGGGCGCCCCGGTGGCGCAGGCGACGGCGGTGGTGCAGGACGCGTCGCAGACCGCCGACGAGTATGTCACCCCGTTCGCGCGTGTCGGGTGGCTGGCGGCGATGGCAGGTATCGACCTGTCGACGGTGCCGGACTCCCGTAAGCGCGCCATCGTCGGCGACGCCTCGTGGCGCTTCCGCGGTTCCCTGGACGCGTTGAAGAAGCGGGTGGGGGAGACGCTGACCGGGGCGAAGTCCGTCGAGGTCGTCTGCCCGTACCTCGGCGACGAGAACCGCATCTCGGTCACCACCTACGCGTCGCAGACACCGGACCCGACGGCGACCACCGCGGCGATCGTCGCGGAGATCCCGGCGTGGATGCGGGCCACGATCGTCACCAACGCCGCAGGCCAGTCGTACGCGAACATGGCCGCCGACTACGCCGACTACTCAACGATGACCGCGACGTCGAAGACGTACGGCACTCTCTCGCAGGAGGTCTGATGGGTTACACGACATCGACGGTTCACGGCATCGAGGTGCCCGACAGCGCCGAGGCCAACAACGTGCCCGAGGACATCGGCAAGGTGGTCACCGCGCTCGAGGCCGGGTCGATCGTCAAGCGGCTGACCGGAGCTGCGATCGCTGCGCTGACCGCGCCGCAGAAGCCCGCCGGCCTGGTCGTCTACAACACCACGACGAACGTGCTTCAGATCAGCGACGGAACCAACTTCAAGGACATCCCGGCCATCACCGCGACGGGCACCTGGACGGAGTGGACACCGACGCTGACCGCGTCGTCGTCGAACCCAACCGCGTCGAACGTGACCGCAGAGTCGCGTTACATGCAGATCGGCAAGACCGTCATCGGCAAGGCGCAGATGACAGTGTCCGCCGCCGGGTCCGGCAACTACCGGATCCCGCTGCCCGTGACGCCGCGCTCAACGGCTGTTGGCGCCCGTCGCATCGGGATGCTGCAGATTGACGCTGCCGGTCAGGTGGGGCATTACTGGCTGGAGCAGGCC